CAAATGTAGAAAAATATAAAACTGTCGGAGATAAGAAAGGCCGAAAAATACCACCCGGAGTTGATATTAATCCAATGGAGGTTGATGTTGAACCATTAACATATGCAGATGGTCAACCAATATCTGCTAGCACAATTCGACAAGCGATTGTAAACAATGACTATGAAACATTCGCAGCATCATATCCTGGAACAAAAGAAGCCATATTAAAAAATATATGGCAAATGTTAAACGGAGTACAAGAAGCAACTTTTAGTAAAGAATGGTGGGGCAATGCATTAGCAGAAGATATAGAAGAAGTTATTGAAGGATATCAAACTCCAGACTTAGCAAATGCACATACTGCTAAAATGAAAAAATTAAGAAAATATCTAGATGCATCACAAGGTAAAGAATTTGCATATGATTTTAAGAAATTTAAAAAAACTGTGTTCGGCGTTAAATTAACCGAATCGGTATTACAAGAAAATTATATTACCAGATCAGAGTTATCACAAATTGAAGCAGCAGCAGATTCATTCTTTTCACAATATGGTATCGATATAGATATGCAAGGTCAATTTACACATTTCTTTGAACGATTAAATGACCCTAGAAATGACTCACCTATTAGTATGGATCAGTTGGAAGATATGTTTAGAAAATTAGCTCAAGAACATGGATCTAGAATACAAAGACAAATTGAACTAGAAAGACCAACAGCAGTAGCATCTGATTTAGAATCTGATATACATATGCCATTTATGTTAAAATGGGACGTTAAAAATAAAACTATAGATTTAATTCCTAGAACAATAAAAAAACAACGCAGAGATTGGCGAGTAAATAATCCTAATGATATACATTATAAATTATATGCAGAAGGAATGTTAACAGAAGGAGGAGCAGCCGGCCACATGAATCACCCATATGACTCTCACGGCTTAACTTTCAATGACATGAAAGAAATAGTCTCTAGAGCATTAGAAGGCCGTCTAGACATGGAACAAGCTGTTACTGAAAAGACAGACGGTCAAAACATTCAAGTAACATGGAAAAATGGACAACCTGGATTTGCTCGAGGAATGAAAACTAGAAAAGAACCACTTACACCTGCAGAAATTGTTGCAGAATTTGAAGCAAAATATCAAAAAGCAGTTGAATCAAATGGCGTTAAGGGAGCCGAAGGATATAAATTAGTAGTAAATGCATTCCGAGCGACTGCTGAAGATTTGACTGCATCATTAAATAAATTATCTGCAGAAACATTGCAACGAGTATTTAAAAATGGTCGTGTATTTGCTAACATGGAAATTATATATCCTGCTACAACCAATGTTATTGCTTATGAACAAGCCGTTCTTCAATTTCACAATTTAGTAGAATATGACGAAAACGGCAAAGTAATAGAAACTGATGTTACCGGTGGTACTATGCTTCAGAAAATTATACAAGATGCAAATGCACATATGCAAAATACATTTTCATTTATTCCACCCAATAAACTAAAATTAGGACGCATTGAAGATTTCGAAGATAAACAGTCTGCATTCTTTGCTGAAATAGATAGTTTAAAAAATCAATTCGGATTAAAAGAAACTGATGTTGTTTCCGAATATCATAAAGCATGGTGGAAAGATGTAATAAGTAAAAAAGCATCACAAATGGATTATGCAATCCCTGAAGATGTATTAGATTTGTTAACATACCGATGGGCTTTAAATGATAAATCTACTAATATTACTAAAATTAAAAAACTAATAGATAACGAACAATTTTCAGAATGGGTTGCTGCATTCGATAAAAAGGATTTCAGAGTATTTCAAAAACAAAACATAGAACCATTCGAATCTATATTTTTACGACTTGGCGCGGTAGTTTTGAAAAACATTAAAAATTATTTAGCAGTTTCACCCGATACCGCAGTAAAAAAAATTAAACAAGATTTATTAGCATTAATAAAAGAATTACAAACATCAGACAATCCTGCCACGCTTAAAAAATTAGAAACTGAACTTAAAAAAATAGAACGCATCGGTGGATTTGATAGTATAGTACCTATAGAAGGTATAGTATTTACTTATGGTGGCAATACTTATAAGTTAACTGGATCATTTGCACCAGTAAATCAAATATTAGGAGTGTTAAAATACGCAAGGTAATATTTATATATAAATAAAACGGATACACAATGGCAGAATCAAAACATAAGAGTAAGTGGAAAGCACCAAAAGACGATAAAAAGTCACAAAAACCTGATGCACGAAAAGATATCAAAGATTACGTTGGAAAAGATGACGTGCATGGTATGGTACCCGATCTAGTAAAAGGAGTACAACCATTGGTAGCAAGAAATATCAACGGTGAAGTGATTGACGATGTAGAAAACATGGTTCCTAAAATTAAAGATCGTATATATAAAGATGTAGAAGAAGGTAAATATTCTCCTGCAGATGCTCTTAAATTATTTAAAAAACTACAAATTGAAGATAGTGAAGGATATTTAAAAGCCATGGAAGATGGTGTATATGAAATATCAGAATCTATTAGTAAATTATCAGAATCACAAAAAGAAAAACTTGTAAGAAAATATATTCGAAATAAAATTGTTAAAGTATTACAAGAACAAGAAACCCCACCTGCAGAAGAACCATTACCTGCAACTGAGCTACCAACAGAAGCCCCTCCTGCAGAGCCAGTAGCCCCAATAGAACCAGCACCTGAGGCTGACGTAGATATTGATAGTGATGATGCTAAAACTGAAAAATTAAAAAACATAAAACAATCACCAGAATTATTTAGAGATTATCTAGAAATACACAAAGACAAAATGAATATTACTAAATTAGTAAAAGTTGGGTTAGATCCATTATTAGATTCATTGCAGTCATTAGACACAAAAGAACAACAATTGGCAATGCGAATGATGATTCAATCAATACAGCATTCAAAAAAAGATTATGCCAAAGCTGATTTAGACGACGATAAACAAACAACATAACATATGGGAAAAAACAAGTTACAAAACATTAAAGCCGTTCAACAAATGATTGACGGCAAACACAAGTTCCAAACCAAAAAAACAATTGGATTTACTGACGCCGATGCAACCAAGAAACGTAATGAAACTCACGATATTGGAGACGTCTGGGAAGATGTCGATGCCATTGGCAACATACACATCGTAGAACAATTTGATGGGTTTAGAACACGCAAACCAAAAAATTCAGAAGTACTAAGTAATGTTCGAGAAGAATTAAAATCATTTGCCAATTGTCCAAATGAAATATGTACGTGTGATCCGACATATCATCTAAATAAAAAGATGCGAGCAATCCACGGAATGTGTTTTGATTGTGTTATTGACATGGAACATGAATTAAAAAAACAAGGCAAATTTGAAGACTATGCTCACGAAAAGGTACGAGCAAATGCATTAGCATGGTTGAAAAAAGCAGAGCAAGACGTCGATATGTTACGAGAAGTATATACCACAACATCTAAATTAGTTATTAATGGCGATGGTGAAACTGATTCTTATGCCGCACAAATGACGCCGGAAGAATTTGATAAAAAAGTTACAACAGAATTTGAAAAATATAAAACAGATTTTTTAAATAAATTAAATAAACAGACAAATGGAGAAAACGATGAAACTTTGGAACATGATTAAACCGTATTGGAAATGGCTAGTAGGAGGCATACTTGGATTGGTTGCTATAATATCAGCAATCGGTAGTTTATTCACAAAACACACCAATAAAAAAATTCAAGAAAAAATTGATGGAAATGATAGAAAGCTTAATCGAGCAAAAGGTCAAGAAGATCAAATCAAACGACAAACTCGCCAAGTTAAATCAGAATTAAATGATCTTAAAGAGATAGTTAAAAAAACAAAAACAACAAAGCGAAAGCCAGCACCAAAAAAAGCAAAAAAGACAAGCACCGCAAAGAAAAATATTGTCTCCAAGACGAAAAGAACAAAATGAAAACGTTAATTTTTATATTATGTTTTCCAATACTTGGATTCGCCCAAACGTTAAATGATACATGTTTTACCAAACAACAAATACATAATATATCAGAAACATTGGATGAATTATATTATAGAGACTCTGTTAATAATGCTTTAATAATACAACAAGAATCAGTTATTATAAAACAAGATGAGGTCATTCGGTTAGATTCATTACACCTAGTATTCAAACAACAACAAGTAGAATTATTAGAATCTAACATAGAGTTATATGTTAAACAACAAAAGAAGCTACAACCTAAATGGTATAATCATAAAGTATTGTGGTTTGGTAGTGGAATCTTGACAACAATATTAACCGGTAAATTTATAGTAGAAGTAATTCAATAATGTCAAATCCGAGTATAAAAGAAATCATTCAACAACAGTACCAAATGTGTGCTGCTGATCCAGTTTTCTTTATGCGTCAATATTGTTATATTCAACATCCTAAACAAGGAAAGATTAAATTTAATCTATATGATTTTCAAGAGCAATCATTAACACAACTCAGAGACAATAGATACAGTGTTATTCTAAAATCTAGACAGTTAGGTATCTCAACACTATCAGCCGGCTTTGCTTTGTGGAGTATGTTGTTTCAAGAAGACTTTAACGTACTTGTTATTGCGACTACACAGGAAGTAGCAAAAAATCTTGTAACCAAAGTACGGGTAATGCATGATAATCTTCCTAGTTGGTTAAAGGGGACAATTGAAGCTGATAACAAATTATCTTTAAAATTTAAAAATGGTTCGCAAATTAAAGCTGTATCGTCTGCCACAACGGGAGCTCGATCAGAAGCATTATCATTATTAATAATAGATGAAGCCGCGTTTATACGAAACATTGAAGAAATATGGATAGCATCTCAAGCAACCCTATCAACTGGTGGTGGTGCTATAGTTTTATCAACTCCAAATGGAATTGGTAATTGGTTTCATAAAACTTGGGTAGATTCAGAAACCAATCCGCAAACTCAATGGTACAATATAAAGTTACATTGGACGGTACACCCAGACCGTACTCCAGTATGGCGTAACGAGCAAACCCAATTGTTGGGAGAACGAGGTGCCGCCCAAGAATGTGATTGTGATTTTGTTAGTTCAGGACATACAGTAGTCGACGGTAAAATACTTACGGAATACGAAGAAAAATGTATAGATCCTATAGAAAAACGAGGATTTGATAATGGGTATTGGATATGGGATTACCCAGACTACTCAAAAAATTATATGGTAATAGCTGATGTTGCCCGAGGCGATAGTGCTGACTGGTCCGCATTCCACGTTATCGAAGTAGAAACAATTACGCAGGTAGCTGAGTATAAAGGTAAAATTCCACCTAAAGATTTTGGAAATATGTTAGTTACAGTTGCCACGGAATGGAACAATGCATTACTAGCAATTGAAAATGCAAATATAGGCTGGGCTGCAATTCAACCGGCATTAGACAGAAACTATGAAAATTTGTTTTACACATATAAAGACGATGGTTATGTAGATGTTGATATCCAATTACAAAAAGGATATGACATGAAAGATAAATCTAAAATGGTTCCTGGCGTGTCGACAACTACTAGAACTAGACCATTAATGATCTCGGCACTAGAAATGTATATGCGTGAAAATACGCCTATTATACGCAGTAAACGACTCATACAAGAACTATATGTCTTTATCTGGTTAAATGGTAAAGCACAATCACAAAATGGTTATAACGACGATTTAGTAATGGCATTCTGTATCGGATTATGGCTACGAGATACATCGTTAAAATTAAGACAACAAGGAATTGATTTAAATAAACGAGCATTATCGCAATTTCAAAAAACTGACAATGTTATATATACCGGAAACAACCGACCTAGAGATAGCGGGTGGGATTGGCATAATGGCCAAAATGATGAAGGTTTAACCTGGCTATTGTAAAATTTGCTTGGATCTTTAACATGTTATATTTATAATAAAAGAAATACTATATGGCTTCTTTAAGAAAACGTCTGCAAAATCTATTTAGCACCAATGTAATTGTTCGTGTTATTGGTAAAGACAGACTAAAAATAATTGATACTAATAAATTACAATCAGTTGGAAATTTATCTCATACTAAATTAACAGACAGATATACTCGATTACATGGGTCGAATAAACATAAAATCGGTGGTATGACCGGTGGGTATGACTCTAACTATTATATGCATCAAAATCGTATACAATTGTATACTGATTATGAAATGATGGATCGAGACCCAATTATACATTCGGCATTAGATATATATTCAGATGAATCTACATTGGAAGATCAGTTCGGTGATATATTAACTATTAAAACTAATAACACCAAGATACAAAAAATACTTTATAATTTATATTACGACATATTAAACATTGACTTTAATATGTGGGCATGGATTCGTAACATAACAAAGTATGGTGATTTCTTTTTAAAGCTCGATATTGCCGACGAAATTGGAATAATCAATGCTCGACCACTATCAAGTTATGAAATTGAACGTTATGAAGAATATGACGAAGCTACTGGGGAGTATGATATTAAATTTAAACATATTGCTGGCTATGATGAGCACTATGAGGTATTTGAAATTGCACATTTTCGATTATTATCCGACTCAAACTTTTTACCATATGGTCGTTCAATGCTTGAAGGTGCACGGCAAGAATTTCAAAAGTTAACAATGCTTGAGGACGCTATGCTTATTCACAGAATAATGCGAGCTCCAGAAAAACGAATTTTTAAGATTGATATTGGTAATATACCACCAAATGAAGTCGACACGTTTATGGAACAAATCATTAACAAAATGAAAAAAATTCCACACGTTGATCAGCAAACTGGTAATTACAATCTCAAGTTTAATCTTAATAATATGCTTGAAGATTACTTCTTACCAGTGCGTGGCGGTAACTCAACAACAGAGATAGACACACTGCCTGGTATGACCTGGACTGGTACTGATGATATTGAATATGTTAAAAATAAAATGATGGCAGCACTTAAGATACCAAAGCCATTTTTAGGATTTGGAGAAGGTGTAGAAGGTAAAACTACATTGGCTTCAATGGATATCCGATTTGCTAGAACAATTGAAAGAATTCAAAAAATAGTAGTTAGTGAATTATATAAAATTGGAATTATTCATTTAGCAACACAAGGCTATGAAGGCGAAGATTTAGTTGGTTTTGACCTAGCATTGACGTCACCATCTATAATTTACGATCAGCAAAAGGTAGCATTATTGAATGAAAAAATCAATTTGGCTAACACAATGAAAGACAGTAAATTAGTCTCTGATAAATACATATACGAGTTTATATTTAATATGTCCGAAGAACAATGGCTTCAAGAGCGAGTCAATGTGATTGAAGATCTTAAATTAAGATTCCGTCAAAATCAAATTGAACAAGAAGGCAATGACCCTACGATAACTGGTGCGTCATATGGTACTCCACACGACTTAGCATCGATGCATATGAGCTCCGATGAAGTTGAAGAAAAAGACCCAGGCGGCCGTCCTAAGGAAGGAATAAAGTTCGGCCAACATGCAAATGCATTTGGATGGGATCCAACCGGCAAGAAAACAATAGACCAGGAATTTAACCCAGAAAATTTAAAAACAGCATTCCAACCTGATCCTACTAAACGTAGACAGATGACAATGACAACTGAATCACAATCTGTTTTAAACCATTTTAAAAAACTAAACAAATCTAAAAAAATTATAACGGAAACATTAAAATCAGCATCATCTGATACTGATTCAGGAACAATGTTAGATGAAAACAATATTTTATAGATTCGTCCATATTTATTAATAAAAAAACTACTGGCGCCAGTATGAAAAAATTAAAACATTCTAAATATAAAAACACCGGCATAATTTTCGAGATGCTTATAAGAAAATTAACATCGGAAACAATGTCGTCTGACAAAACCGTGACCATTGATATAATTAAAAAATATTTTGGCAAGAATACAGAGTTAGCCAAAGAACTTCAATTATATAACACGATAATCAAAGAACAATATAAATCAGAAGCCCGGGCATTAGATTATATTAGAACTGTTAGAGAATCATATCAACATCTAAATCAAAGTGTATTAAAACGACAACGGTATAATCTTATTAAAGAGATCTCCGAAAATTTTGTTTTTGAACATGTATCAAAAATACATATTAATAATTACAAAGCGTTGGCATCGATATACATGTTATTTGAATATAAAGATTCAGATAATCCTAAACGATTAATGGAATGTAAAAATGTAGTATTAGAACATACTCTAGCAATTGAGAAAAAAGTTCCCGTACAAGATACCGTTATTGAAACGTTTTCTAAACAAGAAAAAGATATTAGATTATTAACATATAAAATAATGATTGATAAATTTAATAATAAGTATTCAGTCTTATCTGAATCACAAAAACAAT